ATAACCAAAGAAAGCTATACTCAGTTGTACATCATGTATCGAAACTGGCTATGTGCAAACGGTAAGGAAGTAAACCTGACACAAGAAGAATTGTACAACGCCACTGACATGGTGAACGGCTTGGATTCAGAAGCTGCTCTCAAAGCCCTACACTTAATGGTGGCTACAGGTCTCTGGGGATTGCTAATCGTCAAATGCGTCAAGACCATCATTTGGGAAATCAGACGAAATCTGGCTTCCATACTCACTGCATTGATCACGCCCAGCTTGACGGTAATAGCCAAACACTTCATGCCAGGATTCGCGCAGACAATCACTTTCCTCCAGATGCAGATAAAATGGGCCAGAGACATACCAGAAGATCTGATCCTAGCGGTGATCCTCCACTATGCCTGCAAAAATGGAGTGAGACAACTACTTGCCTCCGTAGGCTACGAGTGCCGCGATTACAGACCGGTGTTGGGACTTGAAGAAGCTGATACCCACGTAGTTAATGTGTTCAAGGTGACTAAGAAAATCAAAGATTGGGTCACGAATCTCAAGGGCAAGCTAAACATGCAAATCTTCAAAGATGTACAGCCAAAAGACTTCGCCCAAACGGTCGAAAACACCCATTTTAGAGTAGAAAAAGAGGTAAAAGATCTCCACTACAATGAAAACGTCGTGGCTATGAACGTAGACCTGATCAAGATGGCGGATGACTACGCCGCAAAGAGAGCCAACTTAGATGAACCCCAACCTCCGATTGCTGGTTACAAACTGAAACGAGACGACAAATTCTACTCTGCTCACTGTCACGACCACAAGAGCCCCATCAGCTTGCTCATGGCTATATTCGATCGACAGGTTGCTACACTCAATTTCCCAAGCCCTCATATGGTTGAAGATTTCTCAAAATTCTCGAAGCTGCTAGTAGGCACCCTGAAGAGACCCACGATAGAGTATAAGCATTACGATACTTGGCTACAAGAGCACGATCAGTGGACCGGGTCCAAGAAAGATAAGTATAGAGTCGAAATTAAAAAACAAATGGCAGACGACTACGACGATCTATACTTCAAGCAAGAATACGACTCCATGGTCAAGAACAAAGAAATGTATGGAGCATTCGGACCTGAAATGAGCGGCAATGTCATAAAAGGTGTAGCCGATAGAGCTCGCATGATTATGACCCCAAACACCAGTCTATGCGGAGTGATTACTTGGGTCCAGCACATAGCCTTCCAAATAGCCAAGCACAACTTCCCGGAATTTGTCCACGGAGAAAAATCTAGCGATTTCTGGGAGAGGACAGCACCAGACATCCACAACCGACTAGACGACCCGGTTTGCCTATCCATGGACGGCGGCAGCCATGACAGCCACCAACACTACACTCTCATCGAGGCCGTAGACCAAGCGTTCTGGGAAAACATCAGGCCCGAAGTCCTTACTTGCGTGAAGATTTGGGGAGCAAAAAACCCCGAAAGGCTAGTCGACAATATCTACAAGATCATCAACAACCCAGTGGCCAAGATCAACGTGTTAGGACCCAAAATGCGAAAGTATGGATTTTTGAAGCTGAAAGGCACGGTATTCAGTGGAAACCCGACTCTAACGACCCTCGGAAACACTCTGAGAGTTATAGCCAGCATCAAGTATGCTATGAGAGTGGCCAAGCTCAAAAAAGAAGATTTCGTGCTGAGAGTAGCAGGCGATGATGCTGTGTTGTGGGTCAGCCGTAAAGATCTGCAGAAAGTCAAAGTAGCACTAGGTCTATGCTACTCAGCAGACAAACAGGACCGCTGTTTCGGGCTAGGGCAAGTGTTGGAATACTCAGTCGGAGAGTGGTATGAATCCGAATTCTGCAGCAAAATATTGGTAGCAAACCCCAACAAGATACTATCTGCTCAATGGGTTCGAAAACCAGAGAGTCTGTTGTACAAAGGTCACAGGTACTACGGAAATGAACCAGTCTTCGAAGACCCCAGAGTGTATTCAGCAACATGGGCTGAATGCCTCGCCCTAGAGAGCCAAGGGCCCATATACTGCGAAATCGCTCTCATCAGAAAGAAGATGGCCAGAGGCAGTATGAGCGTCAGCGTTGAAAAGAGGTACAACTT